TACTAAAGATTTAAAGAGCGTTCTGCAAGGCCACGGAGAAAGTCCATTTGTTCTGATTCGTCTGCGTTACCACTAAGCACCCTATCTCGAGTTCTTTCGCTAGCTGCTTGTTTCTTTTTAGCAGCCGGCTTTGACTTCTTTAAAGGCGCCTTCTTAGCTACGACTGTTTTACGTTTAGCTGCGCCTTTACTTACACCTTGTTTTAGGCGTCTGTAATCGTCAACAAACTTTACAATCATAGGATCTGCAATCGCGTCTAAAACTTCTGCAGAAATACCTTCATCTAAGGCAAATTGCCTGATAGATTTTGCGGTATCTTCACTAAAGTCTGGAATTAGTGAAGGAATAGTCTCATTAAAATAGTCGATTTGTTCCTGCCACATTTGCTCACTTTGCTTTTGAACGTTTTGTTCTACCTGCTTCATAAGCTCTTCGCGATTATTTCTAGAAGTCCAATAATTTTTCTGAACCTGTTCACGCTTATCTTTAAGCTCACTTAGTTCATAATTATCGCCTTCTTCTCGGGCTTTTTCAATTTTAGCCTCGAGATCGTGGTATTCTTTCGCAAACTTTTGTTCGTCAGAATATAGGACAGCTGCTGAAGCTTGAGTAATACTTTCGATTTGTTCCAACTTTTGTTGGTACTCTTGCTCCATCTCCTGTCTTGCATCACCGAGTTCACGACCCTTCTTTGATAGATGTTGTTCAGTAGAGTAACCTTTAATAAGGTCACCAAAGGAAACTTCCGTATCTTCGCCGTCTATTTTAACAACTACTTTAGCCTCCAAGTCAAGATCGTCAGTAGAATAAACCTCTGCTTCTTGGGTAGCGGACTCATCGTCGGCATCCTCATCAGCGGTATCATCTTCTTCGTCTTCTACTTCCTCTTCAACTTCTTCAGTATCGTCTTCCTCTGACGCTTCGGGTACTTCTTCGTCAGATTCTTCCGTGTCTATTTGAGGTACCTCTTCCTGCTCGGGTAAAGATTCTGCATCAAGGAACGATGTGTTCCGCATAATGTTATCCAGAAGAGATGCTTCAGTTTGACTATCTGTAGCTACAGAGTCATCCAACTGGGTAGAGTCTGTTTGTGCTTCAGCCATATCTATTTAGCCTCCTTTTTCTTAGCAACTACTTTAGCTGCTACAGGTTGCTTACTAGAATTAATTTTTGCAGTATAATGTTTTTGCAATTCAATTAAATCTCGTAAATTAGCGGCGTTAATTTTAGCTTTGCCGCTACTACGCATTGAGTCATACTCAAGAAGATTAATCATATCAGTAACATTCTTAAGTAGCTTTTCATTATCAATTGTTCTCATCTTCGTCGTCCTCCATTAGATGTGGAATATTTTTACCATAGGTCTCAAAGCTTATTAGCTTTTCTTTTACACTACCTAAAGCCATAGCGGCTGAATACAGAAACTCTCGAGTCTTTGTCTCATGAGGATCTGTCTTTAACCATTCAATAAAATATTCCACTAAAACTTCACCATACGCTTCTTCAAAAAATTCGTCCCGCTCTTTGGCAGCGAAATGACCCTTAGTATGAGCCAATCGCGCCAATTCGTCGGGATGAACCTTATGTCTACCGTATGATTTATTATTACCCAGCCTCTTCTCGGCTGCCTTACGGTATTTATCCATTTATCATCCTTGTTTTTCAGCGGCCATCATAATGCCTTGAGCCATTTGAAGTATTTCATCAAAGCCCGGATGTGGCGGCATTTGAGCGCCTTCTTTTGTTGCTTTAATAGTAAGATCCGCCCACTCTTGGAAATGCTTATCAATAGATACTGCAAGCGCTCTTGCGTTATCTTCCATAGTATTTCTAGCTTGAGCAGTAGTATAGGCTACATTAGCTTGAGAAAGTTGAACATCAGCCTGAGCCTTTTGTTGTTCTATTTCTTTTGTCATTTGAGCCATCTTACTTTGCTGTTCTACAGCTTGCATAGCTTTTTGCTTAAACTCGTCAGTAGTATAATCTTCTAAAAAGTCATTACTGTCTAAGTTCATAGCTTCAATAAGCTTCGTAGCAAGAACTGCTGGTGCCTCTCTTTTAATAACCATGCCAGCGCCTTGCTGATTGAGAGCTGGCAGAACTTCTGCACCAATCTTAGATAACTTGTTAATCATTGACATATTAGAATTTTCGCCAATGTCCAAGAAAATCTGTACGTCCATCTTAGAAGGAAGTGCGTCCATATCTACTGAACCATATACGCCATCAAGATTGTAAGTATATTTTCCTTTCATATTCTTATGCATGGTTTCGTAGATGCCAGCAATTAACCGCTTAAAGCCTGTCTCTGCAAATCGCCGCGCAATATGTTGAATGCGCTTCTGGGCTGCGGATTGGACAGCGGAAAGTTTTTGTTCAGAGTTACCTGAAACGTATAATGTATCGTTCAAACCTTGAGCAGCTTTTGACATACCAGTAGCTTGTTCTTTTATTAACTGCAAGTGAGTCAACAGCGGAACAGTCCCGGTAGAAATAGCTTCTGGTGATAAGGTTTGAACTGCGCCAGTTGGATTACCGTTAGTAGGAATAATCTGCTTTGGCTTCATATTTTGAAGAGCAGAAAAATCTACTACGTTTGGATCAGCCAACTTAGGCGAATAATTAGTTAAATATGTATTTTCTACAAAGCCGCGTAAAATAGCAGTAGAAGCAAGAGTAGAGCTTCTAGTAAAGTCTGCCATTGATAGGCCATAAAATTCGTGTGGAATATCGAATGGAACGATAGAGGCCAGCGGAATAACGTCTGTATCTTCTTCATATAGTATATGACTTCCAACAACAATAAACCTCTTAAGCTCAGCTATACCGTCGCCATCACGATCAACTCTCAACCAGCACTCAGTAACAGTAACTTCTCTGTTTGCCTCTAACGGCATAATTTCGTGCTGCGTAGATCCCTGCCAATATTCTTGTCCGACAACATGTTTTCTAGCTGCAACATCTTGAGCGTATTTAGATGCTCCTAACCAGCTATCACTGTGTCCTAGCTCGTCCCAGCTTTCAATAGACTCTGCTACTTCTGGCCAATACTTTCGTATTTCAGAACGAGTCATATCTGTTTGAATACCTACAAACTGCGACTCATCAATACTTTGACAATCTCTAGAAATTCTAAAATTTTCTGGTGGAATAAGCTCTACTTTTACGCGAGAATTATTTATTGTTTTTCTAACTCGCACATCAACGTACATTAGCTCAACAGCGTCTTCACCTGTTTGTTCGTCAATACGTGTAACGTTTTCAAACTGAAGTTCACCGATTATTTCAATGTTGTCGTCAGAAAGTAATTCGTCTAATTTAGCTTGACTTATTTCTTCGTATTCTTCAAATGCATAATCGTAATCTTCAACATAGTCCCATCTACAAACTGCATTTTTCCAAAGCAACGCAGACTTCATCCACTGTTGCATAAGTTCCCAACCATTATTCTTCTTAAATAAGCAATAGTTAGTTATAGCAGAAGCATCTTTCGCAGCTTTAAACGCGCCAGGACTATCGTCGTATGGCACGAAGCGCGCAAGCTTTTGATTATTCAAAAACAGATCTGATAATATAGCTGTGTAAGCCTCAATAACTTCAGTAGTTGAGGTATCTACAATTGACGAGACTCCTTGTGGAGTTAAATGTGCATCAGCTACTCCTGCATATTCGTAAGTAGCTTTCAGTCTTTCACGAGCCAAGTCAGAAGAGTTTAACCAATCTCCTGTAGAGTTTTGAACTCCGCTTTCAATAAGATTAATTAATTGTTCGTCTGTAATAGGCTCTTTGTATCCCATCGGGTCGGCCATCAGTATTTACCTCCCGTATTAGAATAAATCTTTTTACTATTTTCCAAGTCCTTGACAGTATAAGATCCTGGTTTAGACAGTTCTTTTGTACTTTCTTTTTTAGGTTTACTTGGCCTTTTAACTTCTTGTATGAATCTCGACATATACCGCTCCTGGGTTATTTACGCGCCTGCTTAGCTAAGTCTTTATCAGCTTTACCCCATACTGTGGGCTTTTTATTTATAAATGCGTTTACTCTAGCGTGGGCCCACTGTTGTGGCGACTTTACGCTAGGTCTATGACTTTGTCTGTATGCTGCCATTCCTCTATTAAACACTTTTCTAAGAACGCTTAACGGAAGGCCTGATTTTTTAGCTTTAGCTGCTAATGAGCTTTTAACGTTAGACATTACCACTTCACCTTATCAGCCCAATACGCGGCTGACAGAGGACCTCTCGCTATGTTTTTACGATGACGCGCCTTAAACGATCTACGCCTAGCTTTGTCCTTTTTTGACTGAGGATTTTTACCTGCGCCGCTTACTCCTTGCTGGCCAAACCTAATTAGCTTCGGATTTCCAGTCTTAGGATTACGAACAGCTACGGCATGAGACGAGCCGGAATGTCCCGGTGTTCTTTTTGGTTTATTGAGACCACTAAAGGTTTCTCCTCCGACTTCGATCGACATTTCCAGCCTCCTCTATTTGTTCTAATGTTCTACCACATCCGATACAATAGCGACCCGTAGGATCTAACTTGCAAATCTTTACACACGGACTTTTCATGTCTCCAGTGCTCCAACAATACCGCATTTGTATTCAACAGATGCCCAACTACCATCTTTAGGTATATCTTCGTATATTTGTTTATAGCGTAAACATTCGTTTTCTTTATCAAACCATTGTACCGTTTGATTAAAACATTTACCATCTGCAGTGCATACAGTTAATACTAGCGCCCAAATCATTATATTCATGGCTTTAAATCCTTATGTTCATGACCCATCCATATTCCGAATACGCCGGTCATAACACCCATAACTACGGATACAAAGGCCGACTGTGCGCCTGTTGGTTCAGGTAAAGCCATAAACCATTCAGCGCATCGCCAAGACATGAGTGTAGAAACCAACATCATAAATCGAGGAAGTATTTTCCAACGTAAAAAGGTCTCTACACTCATATATCGTCTCCTATGCTACTTCTTTTTCAAGCAGCTCAATTTCTTCTCGAAGCGCCTTTAGTCGCCTCTTCTTTTGAATCTGTTCTCGTTCTTCTGGTGATACATGCCTTTCAATATGCATGCGACCTAAACCATCGTGATAAATATCAATGCGATCTCCTGCCGCATAGTCTTCTTCTAAGACCCATGTTTTCTTAAACATTAACATAGTTTTCTCCTGTACTATATTTATATTGAGTTAAATGGCGGATTTTTCCCCTACTTCCGCCGGAGTAGTGAGGACAACGGGAACTAGTTTAGGACAGATCTGTCTCCTTCAAATCCGAACCCTAATTCTTCTATTGCCTTCTGAAGCTCTTCATCTGACATGTCGCTAGTCTTAGTAACTTGCGTAATATCCTGTCTTTGAAGTTTCGGCGCCTCAAATTCTGCGAGAACAGTAGCTAGACGAGTAGCTTCATCCATGTCTTCGACTGCAAGAGCTTTCATCATTGCAACCTTTAGCACGTCTAACGCGCTTGGAGCTTCGTCTTTTAATTCGTCTCTTAATTCTTTCCAATCACTCATAGATAGTTTTAGCGCTTCTCGCGCCTCTTTGTTCGCTTTGCGCGCTATAACAGAGTTGCGTTGTCCCTCGCGCGCACCTTCTCGAGTGAAGGGTTTCAAGTTCTTCAAAGAATTCGGATGCATTTTTCCGTCTCTACTCATTTGAATTCCCTCTCTTGTAATACGCACTGACATAAGTCAACTCTATGTCCACACCTAGTTCTATACCAGTCCTCATGTACATAGCTTTCTGCGTGTTCTGATCCTTCTTGTGGTGCTATAAACTCAGGAACTATTAGCCATTCTATAGCATAATTAGGAACCTCAGTATACCGCACATACTTTCGCCACTTATTACCTTTACTGTCTCGCCATACAAGCTTTGTTCTAGGTAAATCATTTGGCGGATAATCTCTTATAGGGGACACTATATCCATGCCGTATTATCTTCTAAATTGTTTTGCCACCTTTGATTCCATGCAACCTTATGCGTAACTATTTTATCCCAATGAGTTCTTAAAACCTCTAATGCAATAGCTAATGACATGACTGTATCATCATGACATCCTGGTGCAGCCTCAGTCTTACCTGTTTCAGTAGCAGTATAATCTTTAAGTTCTTGTATCATGATAGGACACGGAACATATACGTCCTCGTTTTCAATAGCATTCTTTAAATTACCTATAATCGTACTCTTAGTTGCTGTTGTAGTCCTAAATCCTAATCTTTCGCCTTCTTCTTTATTAATAGCTGCAATCTTTGTTTGCCTATACAGGTTTACATAGCTCAAATCATCAAGCTTTTGCAAAGTTGCAATACCCATTGAATTACTTTCAACAGCGAGCAAGGCATTATTATAATACCTGCCTAAATAAAAAAGCAAATCACCAAACTTACTAGGATCTATACGATTGTTTCTATATAGAGCAACAACCTGTCTATCCTTACTTAGAACAACCGCTGAGCTATAGTCTTGACCTACGCCTAAAGATACATCAGCTCCTATTACGTAGGGCTCGTGGGTGCCTGGATAATTATAGACTTCTAAATCGCCTTCTGAACTATCTTGCCAAATCTTCGAGTCTAGATCGAACCTCATTTTTTTCAAGTATGCAGATGGCTCCATGTCTATTAGCTTCTTCATATCAAAGACGCTTGATCCTGAAACAAGAAACGCTTCTTCCGCGTAGGCCGGGTATTCTTGCATAAACTTTCTTTCGCCCGACTCCGCGATCTTAAGACGGCGCCAGTATAGCTGGTCATAGTCAAGCCCAAACTCTTTAATAAGCCCTTCTTCTTGAGTATCTGGCTCAAAAGACTCGGGAGCCTCCCTTCTATACTCGGAAGTAATGAACCATGGCAAAAAGATCGGAACATACTCTGACTCGCCTCTCTCGTAGCCTTGTACAGCAGAGCGCCAGAGTCTATAGAACTCACCCGACGCGCCATTAGCCGTACTCTCAAGTATAACTTCCGTTCCATCAGCTTGGGAAATACCTTGGAATAATCCTGCAAGGATCTTCTCATCAAATGTCCAGAATGCCACCTCCGATAGGTGAGCAATTGATGGAGTAGTACCTCTGCCGGCTTCTGGCGAACCAGCCGTGTATAGCCTATAACCTGCTTGATTGTGCTCAAATTTAATCTCCTTCGCGTTTGATGCTACTAGTGATGGCCTAAACTCATCATCCATATACTGAATAAGGTTTTTGCTCATAGTAAACAATGCGTCTGAAGTCGCGCTATCATGCGCCATTACTACAGACCTCGCGTGCGGAGTAAAATAACTCTTCCATGCAGTGCGAGCAGTACAATAAGTAGATATGCCTTGCTGTCTGGCTTTTAATATAATAGCCCTAACCTTCTTATCTTTAGCTAACTGCTCTTCTAGTTTTGTGTTAATTACATCTTGAGCCTCATTAAAAGTAAAAGGTACAAAACCTTTCTTAGCGTCTTTAGTAATAATCTTTACCTGATCTTCAGCAAACGCCTTAAAATTAGTCTCATACTCTTTTATAAGCTTACGCTTTCGAGCCTCTTTCAATAAAGCTAATTTCTTCCTGTTATCCACGCCCTGTCCTCCTACCCTTTCTAGTGTAACTACCTTTACCTTTCTTAGGCTTAACAACTTGTGGTGGCTTCCTCAAAGATAACATACTTCTAGCCACTGGGTTTATTTTGCGTATCATTTTTATCTCCACCGAGATTTCTCTTATAGGAGACACAACTGACTATTTTTTAATCAGCCCCGGAAACCCGGGATATTTTTCTGGCGAGGTTTAGACCCTTATATAAAGAGATTAAGCCCGAAAAAATTAGTCTCTCTATATATACATCTATATATTCTTGTACCCCCTATTCCTATATATACGCTTTAGTCTCTTCAACATCTTATCTAGTTTGTCTGCAGGGAAAAAATATACATTTTTTCTCTCGTACATATTATATACAACAACTATATAATATCTTCAAACCCCATACCCTAAGACCGGTCTGGGATCTTTAACTTGACATAGGAGGTACAAATGTCAAACAATCCATCAAACAACAAGGTCATTCCACAAAAGGATATTTGCGCTCGTGGATATGACGAAGATGAAACTATCAATGAATCACTTGTCGAGGTAGATGGTCAACTCTGCTTATTTGATCTTGACAATGATCCACATCCATTCTAACAGTAAAGGCGGTCTGGCTTCGGTCAGGCTGCCTTACATTTTTTCCAAGGCCGTTGAGCGACGTAGGGCAGGTACCTCCGTCATGCGTTTGCTCCGGCTTGGGCGCCACATGCGTGTCGCTTCTAGTACATACATCATGCTAAGAAAGGAATCCAATCATGCATGAATCAATCTTTGACTACGTGTTTGAAGCCTTTGGCATCGCCCTGGGTGTAGACGAAATCTTTCACATCATTGCCAACGGTATTGATGTTGATACATATGTGGAGGTCAACTATGGATCTTAATCTAGAACCTGCACTTGTCATCGCTACATACGTCTTCTTGGCGTTTGTTGTAGCAGCTATAACCTCTTGCGTAGGCGTAGCTTTCTATGCCTATGCTTCCATGATTAAACAGAGTCTAAAATGATGCCAGTTAGTTTCTGGGTCTGCTTGGCCTTTGTTATCATAGGGCTAATCGTATTGCAAGAACGCAGGTAGGGTGCCGGATGCCCGTCACCTTCTGTGCAACAATCAATTCATACGATTGCTCTGCTTCATTAAATTCTGGTCGTGTATGCCTATGTGCAGCCAGTCTTAGCCTTTTGGCGATCATAGGAGGTAACCAGTTTTGGTTCAAGTCCTAATGCATGACTCTAGAACTGCATTGATGCCCTGAGTAAGGCTTAAAACTGCTCACTTACATTGCGTGCTGTAGAACCGCTACAGTTTATCTCTGAAACTCAGACACAATAGTCTGTACCCTCTGTGTTGCAAACTACGACTAGCATATTGGAAAAGCGTCTAGCCTAGAAATAGGACACATGGTGACTGAATGAAAAAACGTGGAAGCTCGGTGAGAGCGCAATGTATCTTTGTCTCAAACTTGTCTAAAGGAAGGTCTAAAAATGTCAGAATATCCTCGTTCAATAATCATCGAAAACGTAACTGCTAAGTGGTGTAAAATCTCAGGTGATGATGCGCCTGTGAATTCATTCAAATCGAAGCAGTGGGAAATGCAGATTCAAACCAAAGATCCTGCAAAAGCTGATGAAATGAGAGAGTATGGTCTTAACGTCAAAGAAGCAAAAGAAGATTCACCAGACGCTGGTACATTTTCTGTGCAACTGAAACGTAAAGGTCTAAAAGCCGATGGTACACCAAATACACCAGTGAAAATCGTCGATGCGCAACTTCAGCCTATGTCCGGTGAAAACATCGGTAATGGCTCGACTGTCAACGTTAATTTGTGGCAGTATGCGTATGAAGCGCCTGGTCGTAAAGGTATCGCGACTTCTCTGACTGCTGTTCAAGTAACTAAGCTTGAAGAGTACACACCAAGCGTAGGTTTTACAGCTGTGCCAGTTGAAAAGCCTGCAGAGAATGGTGAAATGCCGTTCTAAAATCTTGGTCCTGCGCATGACCTAAAACTGCGCCTTTATTTTTCTTCGAAGCTGGCTTACGAGGGTCAGTGTACAGCTGAAACTGTGCAGCGTAGGATAGAAGGCTTTGGTATGGCGACGTACATTGTCTGTTCTTACATCTCGTCCGTTTCATGGTTAGGCAAATCCGCACTGGAATTATCCAGGCCTAACGATGCAGAGTCGGCCTCGGTCGTAAAGCGGTGGTAACTGAAAGGAGAACCTGACCACGTCCAGTGGGAGGGGAATAGGTCGTCGATGAGGGAAACCTTGTCGGCGGCCTGTTTAGGTCTGTAGTACCGTCTTGCAGTATGGGTGTCAGATGCCTGCCACCACTCGTGTAGTTATTAGTAATCTTAGGAGATGTATGTAATGATGTATATAGGTATTCTTGCAGTGATCATGTGTGCTGTTATCGTGTACGGAGTTCGGAATTATTAAAATAAACACCGAAGGGCGACCGTTGCATGCACGTGAAAAGCTATAAGAAACCGATGGGTGGGCCATAGGCATGGCCATTGGGTGATTCCAGTGGCAATTTACATGTACTCTATGCACCCGAGATAACGGCTTACGGCGTGTCCCCTATTAGAAGAAGGGAGCGAGAGGCTGGGCCTGGGCTTAGGGTTATACTCTAGTCTGTATCTAGAACATGAGAAAGGAATAGTAACATGAATGTTCTAAGAAATGTAATGAATCCTGTTATTAGTCAAATCGAGAGATGGATAGAAGTAGCAAACAAAGAGGATAACCATGAAGCGGCTAACGCTTACCGTGACTGTATACATAGTATGACTTCAGCAATTCAAGATCATGAGTACATGGTTATCGAGTCTGCAATGTTGAATGTAGAAGAGTGTATAAGGAACGACTTTAGTTATAGTATTGATGCTGCTGTAAGTGAGGCTAGAGATGCTGTGACTGCAGCTTATGAGCAGGTTCAAGAAGAAGTACGAGATAGTTTGCTTGATCAGTTAGAGCATAGTTATGATTGGACCGAAGAGATGCGGGAAGAGCTTGTAGATCATTCCATGGAACGAGCAGATGAAGTAGTAAGAGAGATGTTTAATGAGGAGGGTCTCGATGTTTAATAAGCTATTAGACGAGGAAGAAGATAAGCCAGATATGGTAAATAGTCCTGCTCATTACAATCAAGGTAGTATTGAGTGTATTGATGCGATTGCTGCTTGTCTTGAGCAAGATGAAGGTTTCGAGTTTTATCTTCATGGCAACGCATTGAAATATCTGTGGCGTTTCCGTTATAAAGGCGGCATAGAAGACTTGGAGAAATGCGAATGGTATCTAAAGAGATTGATGCAGGAGACAAGGTATCCATAATTAAGTCAAAGAAAACTTTAGCAAGACTTCATAACGATAGAAATTTATCGCCAATTAATTTACAAAGGAAGGACAGTAAAGATGGCAAATTATCAAAACACAAAACTTCGTAAGTCAGACACAGGAACATACAATCGTAGCGAAGCATATCGCTTTACAGTTAAAGATAAATCAGATCCTGAATTGGCGAGTTTGAAACTTAGTGTACGTGAATACAATAAGAAGTTAGATAGATATTCATGGTTAGGTGCTAAAAAGCGTGTTATGTTAATGGCTCGTGGTCCACGTCGTAAGGCTGATGGTAGTATGGTTCATTATAACGCTGATCAAAGCCTACGTCATGAATATGCTACTCATTTTGATGTGTATGTACATGATGTAGCATAATAAATAGGAGTAATATAATGGTTTTAGATTTTCCGCTAAATAATCGTATGTATAGTGTATGGATGGCTCGAGCAGCGGGTCGATTAGTTTCTAAGTATGATATGACTGAGGACCATATTGAGTATTACCAAGTACTTGACTGTATTTCCGATGAAATAGCGGAAGATGCTAAAGACTGGACGGGAGAGGATATTGACGCTTTTGTTGATAGCTTCTTCCGTACTATTACTATTGAGATCTCTTACGGTGATAACGATAATGACTGATAATGAGAGATACTATGCGTATATGTTACGAAGAATGAGAGAGGAAGACGATAAAATGGCTAAGAAAGCAGAATCGTTGAGTGATTTACTCGAAGCAGCTTATGAAGATGACAGCGATTTTCTTACGGAAACGTTTCATGAGCTTGACCGTCTTGATGATGAAGATAGCTATTACGAGCGCGCAATTGAAGTGCTTGAAGAGTGTGGCTCTCTTATGGCTAGTAAGGGAGTAGATTATCAAGGAGGTTCAGTAAAGGATGATGACTATTATCCTCATGGTTGGCGCAGTTTTGATACTATGCTAACAACTAAAGTGTTGCGGTTTAGATCAGTCATGGAACAGAAAGGTTCAGTAAACTTTGATACTGCTGACGACTGTTTACGAGACTTGATTAACTACGCAGCAAGAGCTATCGTATGGATGGAAAGGAATAAGTAATGTACATTAAAGTCTTAAAAGCAATTAACACAGCTGCATGGGGAATTCTAATTGGCCTTCTTATGGTTCTAGTAGACTTCTATTTAATTCCAGGAGGACTGTACTAATGATAACACCAGTAATTTTTACAAGAGGCAGAGTAGATAATCAAGTTACTCTGTCTCAAATGCCAAAGACTATACAAAATATTACGACTCT